TATGCCTATAAAAAAACGTCTAAAACCAGGGTTTTAATTCTAACTGCTTATCATTATTTTGGGACATAACTGGAGGGTCCATTGGCTTATACATTGTGCTTGCATCTATCAAGTATTTATGGTAACCAATCGCTTCGGAATAAACTTGATGTATGGAATAATCCAAAACAATCTTATTCAATTGTTCCACTTGCTGTTGAACATTTGTTGGCTGATTGGCTGCGTGTTGCAAAAATGTGCTGCGCATAATGATCTTAAGAGTGTCTCCGTCTTGGTCACTTATCACATATTGACCATTTGACTTGTGGTAAACACCGGCTCTAATACCATTTTGAATTATGCGAATGTTGTTTTGAGAGAAAAAAGTATTTGACAAGTCTGTGTTATCCCATAAACCTTCTGTAGGATTCCTAAAAGTCGCACACTGGTTCACTGGTATTTTATCATACATCTGAAATAAATCAGTTGTTTTAGGACCATTAATATCTACTCTTCCATTTGATGGCTTGCAATTCATTATATTATTCTAACAGAAGAAAATATTATATCCTATTATTTTATACATATGAATTTTCAATCCACAGTTTTAATGATCGCCATAATTATTCTTATAATTTGCATGATTCTTATTGGTATCGCTTTAGCAAAATCCAAAAGCACTCAACAATGGCCTCCTCTTGTTGGCGATTGCCCTGATTATTGGGTTGATATGGGCACCGGTGGTTCTCAGTGCGTTAATAGAAAGGATTTAGGCACTTGCAATGCTAGCGTTCCTACAGGCCAACATTTACAAATGGATTTTACTGTTGCTCCTTATATTGGTCAAAATGCCGCTTGCTCAAAATACAAGTGGGCAAACGGTTGTGGCATTACTTGGGATGGCATTACTTCCGGTGTCCCAAATCCTTGCGATGCTTCTGGAAACACTGTCTAATAAAACAATAAAAAGCAAAACAAAAATGAATTATTATGATAATTATATTATGTTATAATTATTATAATGGCGTTTAACCTTGCATTAATTAAAAATTTACCTCTTGAAATTGAAATGTATATTCAAGATTTTATACCAAAGCAGGTTTTGTGTTTTTTAAATAAAAAATATTATGTCAAATATCATAAATACATAAAAGACTGGGTTGCAAAAGAACTATATGAAAATTATTTGCGAGACATGGTAAGGCGCGACAATGACTTTGTTTTTAACTTTTTGGTTAAAGAAAATTATAAAAAATGGCTGAAAATAAAAAAATATAGATATAAAAATATAATTTATGGCAACTACATTTGCTTTATGGAGAGCTTTTGCATTGAAAATCAATCAACAAACTGTAGAAACTCATTAAAAGAGTTCCTCAATAAAACTGGTTTGAGTAAAAATCAGCATAAAAAGAATACTATTACAAATATAATATGGAGAAACTAAACTTGAATGAAATGTTAAACAGACAATCTGATGTTATTAAAATGAAAGAAACGTTAAAGGATTTTGAACTCAATAAACATAACCATTTATTTAAAAAGGGCATTTATGTTTACGGTGAACCTGGAACCGGTAAAACTACGTTTGTCATGGATATATTAAAAGAAATGAATTATGATGTTGTTAGATACGACGCAGGAGATATAAGAAATAAAACCATTATTGACACCCTCACAAAACATAACATGTCCGACAAAAATATTATGAGCATGTTTCATAAAAACATTAAAAAAATTGCCATTGTTATGGATGAGATTGATGGAATGAATAATGGTGACAAAGGGGGAATAAATACACTCATCAAACTCATTCGTCCCAAAAAAACTAAAAAGCAGAAGTTAGAGGAAGTCACACTAAATCCAATTATATGCATAGGCAATTATCACATTGATAAAAAAATTAAGGAGTTGATGAAGGTTTGTAATACTATAGAACTCAAAAAACCAACTTCTCCACAGGTTACAAATATGATTAAAACATTGATGCCAACAGTTGAAGACCCTTTGCAGCAAAATATTTCCAATTTTATTCAATACGACCTAAGAAAGCTTAAAACTATGTTTAACATTTATCAAAGCAAGGAGGGTATTCTAAACAATGATGTTATTAATAATATATTCCAAGTAAAATCTTATAATGATGACACCAAACAAATAACTCAAAAACTAATTAATAGCAAATATCACATAAATGATCATCTATCTATTATGAATGAAACTGATAGAACCATTGTTGGTTTATTATGGCATGAAAACATTATTGATGTTTTAGGAAAAATGAAACCCAATGCATCAATACCAGTTTATTTGAACTTGTTAAACAATATGTGTTTTGCTGATTATATTGACCGCATAACATTTCAAAAGCAAATATGGCAATTTAATGAGATGAGTTCTCTCATCAAAACGTTTAAGAATAACAAATTATATCACGATTCTTGTAAAAAGAAACCAAAGTATAACCCTTTAGAGGTTAGATTTACAAAAGTATTGACGAAGTATTCAACTGAATACAATAATTCTATTTTTATTCAGAATTTGTGCCAACAGCTTGGAATGGATAAAAAAGACTTGTTTGCATTCTTTTTGGATTTGAAAAATAAATATGACGACAATAACATTGCATCATTGTTTGAAAATTATGAAATTACCAAACTGGACATAAATCGTATTTACCGATATTTGGAAAAATATACCAAGGTTGATGCCGAAGATGGAGAAGAAGCAGTTGACGCAGATTTGTCTGATGGAGAATAATCAAAGTGGTTTTTACTTATCCATGTCAAAATCCCAATCCTTAAATAAACCTCCTTCCAACAGATTTGGTTTATATTCTGACGGTTTATCGTTGAACTGTTGTTCATGATTTTCTATCGCTTTTAATTTATTTATTTCTGATTCATCGTCGCGTTTTATGTAATTTAACAATGCCAATTGAGCAAACATTTTTTTGAAGTTATATATCTTTTCCTCAGACATTACGTTTGTCACATTAAACGTTTGGCAAATTTCTGTTGAAGAATTGTTAATCAAATATCGTTGATCATATCCGCTTAACAAATTTGGCGTTCTTTTATTAAAGTTATACTCATTTAACATTTGAGGCACTGTTCTCGTCAACAGAGAAAAAATCAATAAGGTGAGATTCATCTTATTGATTATAAATGAAAAAATTTTATATTGTTATTTGTATTGTTATTTTTGTTCTTGGTTTGGCGTTGGTTTAATTTATAACGGCTGCAACGCGACGGCGCGATTGCTCTGTCTCGCGCTCAGAATCCAATGTCACGATTGCGACTCGCTGCTTCGCTGCAAATGCTGCCCTGCATGCATTGTCCACAGCACAGTGTTGATGCCGCTCGTATTGCTCAACGGAGTCATAGAACAAGGTCACCGGATTGTCGCTTTTAAATTCTCCGGTGCAAATGCGCGTCTTGAAGTATAGATCCTCGCGCTTTGAACCAACGCGATGTCCATAATACTTCTCACCAGTGACTGCGTTCCGAATTGTGGATCCTGTGTCACCAGAACCAAACATGATGACTTGCTTCATCTTGTAAGCGTCAGAATCATATCGCTTGGTCTTGAAACAGAGCTTGTCGTCCACTGTCTCTGTCAAGACCTTATTCACCTTTTGTCTATTGGACCTGGAATTGACCGAGACATTGTCGTCATCGGCGTCATTGGTCATTTGATACTTGTAATCGTAATTGCGGCTCATTCTCCGAGGGGTTGACTGTGATACTTTAATCATACAGACTTCTCTCTAAATCAATTTTTTTTCAATGAAATAAAGAAAATCAAAATAAGATAAAATCAAAGAGATGCACTTTGGGTTTTCTGTTGAATTGATTTTTGGATTATTTCTTTTATTTTATTTTCCAAATAAGACACCTTTGTTGCCAGTTGAGTATTTTCTTGCATTAATGAGTGTATTATTTGAGTTTGTTCTGACAATTTTCTCTCATAAGCTGTCGCCAATTCTATTGGATTTGCATTCATTATATTTCTTTGTTGATGTTGCATCATCTTTTGATGATTTTCAATTGCTTCTGCTCGCTTCTTTGTAAGTTCTTGTATTTGCTGATGAACCTCCGGTTTATGCTCTGGTCTTCCTGGTTCATAATTGTTAAGCATACTATCAATTGAGTTCATAAAAAACTCTTTTACATCCGGTTCCTTAACAAAATCGTCCACAGTTTTTTCGGAAAACGATATATATGGATTTGGGCTTTCCAACATTGTTTTCTTATCAAAAGAATTATGAACATGAGAAAAAACCAAAATAGACTTCATAGGGTCCAACTGAACAAATGGTATTGTGTATCCTTTTAAAAACGCCTTTTCTTCTGCAAGCGCCTCATTATCATTATAACGCGTTTGTTTTAAAAGTTCTTTGCGAAAAGCAAACGTCGCAGCAGTAGAATGATTCGGTCCATATGGTCCAAATTTATACATCTTGTGAATATGTTTAAAATAAATATACATTTCACTTGAACCGGCGCAAAGAGCTTGCGGATTCTGTTGCAGAATTTCTACCGCGTGCGACACTCTGTCAGGCGGATAATAGTCGTCGTCATCCATATAAACAATTATATCACCTTTTGCCTTTTCATGCATCAAATTTCTCTTTTTACCTAGATTCATTTTGGTGTCATATTTAAAATATTTCACTTGAGGAATATCCTTGACAAGGTCTTCTATTTTATCAGTTCCATCGTCAATAATAATCCACTCCATTCTATCCTTTGGATATGTCTGATTTTCAAAACACTTTATAATTACAGAGTAAAACGGTCTTCTATTAAAAGTTGGAGTGCATATACTAACAAACGGCAACTTCTTATTTTTTTTATTATCTCCCATGGCTTCTATTTAAAATATAATATAAGAGTTTTTTATATTATATTCAAAAGCTTAATTTAAATTTATTTTCTTCTTCTTTTTGATCCACCAAATAAATTTTCAATCTTTTCAATCAAAGTGGGTTCTGGTTCAGCCATTGCAGTTGGTATACACTCTTTTTCTGCTTGCACGTAGTCACCTAATCCAGATGTTGAATGATCTATTCCCTTTGGAGTGTATTGTTGATAAATTCCTGTAAAAAAGTATAACAATATGCAAGCAACAATGGCAACAAACGCAGAGTATCCACCAAAATTACTATTTGCACTAATAATAATGTTTATTGACATAAGAATCATGATTATGCTCATTTTGAATTTTAATATATTTTTAATGGTTTCGCCTAGACCATATGGTTTACCGGTTGTTGCGTTCTTTGATTTCATAAATAAAGGGAAAAATATGCAAAATGTGGATATCAAGAATGATAAAATAGGTATAATAAGCCCCATTCCAACCAAGAAGAATGCAATAATAAACCAGAATATATAGAATAATGACCAATACCACGTCAAAATTCCCCACATGTCTCCACTTATCCAATTTGTTGAGGTTGCGGTTTCTGTTTTTTCACTAAAAAGTAAATGAATGTTATAAAACCATAAAAACATTAAATAGAAGGTGTCTATTAATCCAGTTAAAATATATATAAAAAATGATAAAAACGGACCTAGTATTACGATCAATGTTTCAGGAACAAATTCGTTTATAAAATTATATATTGTGTTAATGATTTTAAAATTGCACGCTATAACCTCTTGTAACGTGGTTGCAATATACAGTTTAAAAACGCTGGTTTTAGGACCATTGATCATATTTTTTAATGCGCCTAGAGTCTTCTCAATCGTTTTTAAATTCTCATCCAATGGAAATTTCAATTTAGTTGACCATATACCCTTACCAGTCTTCACAATATTAATGTCCACTGGCAATTCTTTAATAGGTGGCGCAACATCTGTGTAAGGCGCAAACGCTAAACATGTTGGAAGTATGTTAGATTGCGCTACTTTTCCTGTGTATAAAAATAAAGAACCTATTAATAATATAATGCCCAAAGTGAGTAGCTGATTGAAAACGCTGAGAGAAAAACTCAACAGCGCATTCTTTGGTTTTTCGCTTTTATTTTTTTTATCATCTATAGCTGATGTATCTGACATAACTATAATAAAACGATATAATATTTTATTCATTAAATTGCTAAAAATCTTTTTATCTAATCAAAATATATAATGAGCAAACTATATTTAATCATTTGGTCTTTTATTCTGTTGTTTTTGACTATTTATATTTTTAACTGGGGAGACTATTTAATAAAAAATGGATATGTAGTTGAGCACTTCACTTCATTGGGTCCCTTTGCTGACAATGGAGGTCCTTCAACAAATCACACAGTAAGTTTGCCTTTAACAACTACAGTGTCTTGTCAAAATATGTGCGGACCCAATAATAGATGTTCATTAACTGGTGAACAATGTAGTTCTGATATTGATTGTTTTGGTTGCAACCCAAAAACAAAGCAATTTGCTCCTGAAAATAGCCAACGTATGACAGATATTAACGGTCAAAATGATGCAGGAATATTGACCACAAGACAAACACCCACTTACTCTGTTTTAACAACTGATATTGGCACTCGCGCTAAATTGGTTAATAAACCAGACACTCCTCCGCCAGGATATTTTAAAGGCGTGGATACATGGAGAAAAACATTTGACGAACAAAAAGAATTATTTGACAAACGCTATAGTCCATCGTCTCAATCATTTATGCCAAATTATCCAACAAGACCAACATTAAGTGGCGAGTTTGTTGATGATGGGCCGTTAGCTACAAATTACTTTCTTTAAGTATGAAAAATAAATATATTATTGTATATTATGAAGATAGTATACAATAATATGGAAATAACGAATGGTTCTTACATCACGCCAATGCAATCACATTTGGAACCTAAAATAGAATACACAGCAACCCCCACGGCGCTTTACACTTTGATTATGTATGACCCTGACGCCGTAGTTGGGAATTATGTACACTGGGCTGTAATAAATATACCAGGCGGAAATGTATCCAACGGCCAAGCGTTACTTAATTATAAAGGTCCTGCCCCACCCCAAGGATCTGGAATTCATCGTTATATATTTTTGATTTTTGAACAGATGGAGAGAATAAACGCACAAAATATTCCTGAATCTAAACGTTCAATGCCATTGAATGAATTATATAAAATATTGAATGCCGAATTGCAATTAAATTCTAGCGCATATTTTACAAGTGAACACGAAAAAAGTGGCGGAAAGAAACGCAAAAGAAGCAGTGCAACTAAAAAAAGAAAACTGCGCCGAAAAAAAGGCACTAAGAACCGATAAACGTTGTAATAGTTATTTCTTATCAATGACGACCTCTTTTGCAATATTGCGAATTATTTTATCGCACTTTTTATTATCATCTTCTGAGGTAGAACCTCCCATAGATTCCAATAATATATTTTGGTATTCCAAATGTTTTTTAGTTTCAAAATCTTCGGATGATGGATTTTCTTTTACCCAAATAGGGATTTGTTTGATGTTTTTATTTTCAATACCCCTTATTGCTTGTTTTATTTTTATATTTTCGCCGTTTTCCTTTTCCCAAGCGTCTTTGTCTTTCACATATAAGGTTTCTCTCTTCAAGTCACTGCAGTGGATCGGTCTTTTAAACACATCAAGTTCATGCAAGTTCCTCAAGAAGATCTTACTCATTCCCTCTACATATCCGACTCTTCCAATCATATCAAGGTCTGACAATTGCAGTTTGATTTGATTCACAAAGTCAACTAAATTAAGAGCATCTTTGCACTGTTCATTCAAGAATAATTGTAAATTAAACTGATTGTTATTTGTATTGCTGTTGTTTGTTGTATTGTTAATAATGGTATTCTTCTCTTTTGCGAGTTCCATTATTTGCTTATTCTGTTCAATAATAAGGTCTTTAAACTCCTTGTTTTGTTTAAGTAGCTCAACAATTATATTATTTGAGGGTTGTTCTTCGCCAACACTTTCGCATTTTTTCTTATGAGACCATAATCCGTTTCTAGATTTATAAGTTTTTAAACATTTTTCGCACGTGAACAGGGATTTTTGGGACAAATCTGTCACCAAAACGTCACTATCCGTCACAAAAACCTTTTTTTTGTGTTTTATGGTGTTGATGTGTTTACTGAAGTCCTTTTTATTACATGTATTATAGTCACAATATTTGCATTCAAAAATAGGGGATTTTAAGGAGAGATTTGTCACCATTTTGTCACTAAACTAGTGACAGAAAAAATCCCTAAATCCTTTTCCGCAAAAATATGTAAAAATTAGCGTAACAATTTTTTACAATTTTAAAAACTTTTTAAGACCATTTAGCTCACATTGGCGGAATTTTGACCCCTTTTTCATAAAATATCGGCGCTTTTGAAAATTGGACATTTTTTTTGTCCATTTTTTGATTTTGGAAACACTTTTGCCCCCTTCTTTTTTTCAATATTTCGCCCTGACTGAGAATATAAAATCAAAATAATATATTTTAATTTTATTACCTATTTCAATGCGCCTATGTAAGCAAAATCCTTAAGCTTAATGCGTAACTGATTAATTAGGCTCATTTTGTTGTCTGTGACGAACTGACACGACAAAATTACTCGGCGCTGATTTGCGCAAAGCTTGGATGCTCTGTGGTATAAATAATTGCCTTCAAAACACACACCATTTTCATTCAAATCCAGACTGACAATCTCGTTTTTATTGTTTTTGAATTCAAACTTAGTGCATGTAAGGTCAGTGGTTATTGGAATTAAAACTGTGAAGAATCTGCCGTTATAATAGTTGTGATCGTAGTGCCAGTTAATCCAGTCTCCCTCTTTTTCGTAAATCAATAGAACACACGACGTTGGGAATGATAAATCTGTTGGATATACTTTAAATCCAAGAAGATCGGAAATTTTGTTGCATAGTTCATTTTGATAGAAAGGTATAATGCTCTCGGAGTTTTGTGCTATTTGATTTGTGGGAATTGTAACGCCTGCTTTATTTGGAAGCGCGCAATTCGCAATGTTTTCGGCGAAAGATGTTATTTCAACGCGTTTTTGAATGGATTTGTCTTGTAACATGGTTTGAATTTCGTTCATAGAATTATTTGATAATTGAATAGGAAATTCTTTATAAAGACAGAAATTTTTATTGCATTCATATTTTTTTTCAAGCTGACAAGAACCGGAATTATAAGCGTATACAATAGTTGCAGCAATAATAACAAGTATTATTGCTATTAAATATAACAAATATTTTGCGTATTTCATACTATAGGAAATATTTTTCATCTATAGTATAAAACAATATAAAAAATAATACAAGAATAAACAGGATAATTATGTTGCATACATAAGCCCACAATTTCCGCCAACAAAAGTAACCACATTATATCTCTCTTCAAATGTGTATAAGTTAAAATTGTAATCGTAAATTCTCCATGTTGGTTTATTAATGCCAATAATATTTCCAGTCTGAGGGTCGCAAATAGCAAGCGATTGTGCGTATGGGTCCAAAGTTGGAATAATTGTATTAAATTCCAACTCAATTGTGGTAAAACGACTCATATTAATTGCTCCATAAGGTTGGGATTCTAGTGGAGAGTTATAAGTGCCATAACTGTAAAAATAAATCCCAGATTCAGCAAATCCACCTGTTCTAACCCATTTTTCTATATAGTTGTAAACACCAACAGGCTGCAAATTCTCTCTATAAGAACCATCTAATAGTATTCCCATACTTAACAAAATTCCGTTTGCATTTGCTCCATGAGAGCCACCTGTAATGAACCATCCTGTTAATTGACCATTTGGATTTACTCCAGGTCCAATATCAACAACAGTTGTAGAACCATCTGGATTTGTTCTTGTAATTTGAAACGCGCCGCTAGTTGATGCAGGAACTATGTCATATGGCAAGTAATTGTATGGCCAATTAGAATAATTTGTCCACTCGTTGCGCAAGTTAACGTCGCTTCTTTTGAATACAAATGTCATACCTGATACCATTCCAAGTGAATCCAATTGCACTTTATTTGGACCAGTAACATTATAAAATATCTGCTCTCTCACTTGTTTAAATAGATATTTTTGTTCTTGAAGCGCAAATAATCTGGATTCCTCGTTGGAAAGAAAACAATATGTGCAATTTAAATGAACGTCGGCGTTCCATATTGTTCTTTTATCTACATAGGAATTCAGACCAAGCTCAACATCAGGAGGCGTTTGTAAGAATCTATAAAACTGCATATACCATAAATTAAAATTGGGAGCCACATAAGGGTAATTATTTGCGCCATCATACACGTCGCGAACGCGAAATAATTCTTGAATTGGGCGCATCGTAATATTAATATGTAATTCATTATACTGCAATGAAATTAATGGAAATGCCATTTGAGATTTAAAATTAAACCAACTATTTAATGGAATGTATAATGTTCTTCCACCAATAGAAGGTCCAGCACCATTTGCATTATAATAAGCATTTGGATATGAGTTAACTCGCGCTCCAGAATTTGCAGGGTCGTTTAATGACGCGGTGTTTCCGGTCATTTCATTAAATCCGAACACCTTTGTCCCTGTCAAATCGCGCTCAATCATAAGTTTTAAATATTCGCCAGAAAATTTTTGTAGCGTTTGGTTTCCACAAGTAATAGTAATACGAGATATCATCATTGCTCCGAGTGAACTAATCCATCTGAACTCATATGGAACCCATTTGCCACTGTTATATAATTCAGATTCTTGGTCCGTGTTAGGAGGCATAATAGGACTCCAAATGTTAGGCAAGTCAACGCTTAAATAACAATCCATTAAAAGGTCTGCATATCTGGGTATTTTAAATGTAAAGTTAGATTCTTCTGCTAAACGAAGAGTTTTTGCACCTTCAAAATCCACGCGAAATTTTTGCATTCCAAAATTTGTATAGCGAGCGTATGTTGCTTTGAAAAAAGTTTTTGAAGGGTTGCCATTTAATATGATATTTTGTTGTCCTTCACTGACCAATTGCATTAATCCACCAGCCATCTTTTAGATATACTATACACAAATAATTTATATTTAACTTTTTTGATTAATATTATTATATTTTAAAATTAGTATTATAATATAGTAGGACAATGGATACTACGAATAAAATGATGAATATGATGGCAAATCTTAAGGAGAACTATGCTGCTTATATGTTATTAAGCATGATTATAATTGTTATTATTGGGGCTCTATGGTATTATTTCTATATGAGAAATCTAGTGAATCGCGAATGCAGTAGTATGAGTAACCTATTTTCATCTTTGAATGGTTCAATAAGATCATTAAATGCAAGTGATCCAAATTGCGGTTATACTTTAAAAGATTATTACATTAAAACTTCATACAATTGCTGCAGTCCAGGAACTTTCAAAAATGACTATGTTTCAACGTGCGCGTTGAAAGACGTTTTAAAGCAAGGTGTGCGCGGTTTGGATTTTGAAATATTTTCAATAGATGACCAACCAGTGGTTGCCACGTCTACTGTTGACAATAATCATATTAAGGAAACTTATAATGTTGTCGCCTTTTCTGAAGTTATGAGTATAGTAACAAACTATGCGTTTGCTTCCAGTGGCGCACCTAATCCACAAGACCCAATAATTTTTCACTTTAGATTTAAGAGCGCAAACCAAAAAATGTATCAGAACTTGGCTAATATATTTAAAAGCTATGATTCATTCTTTTTGGGACCTGCTTCAAGCTTTGAGCAAAACGGAAAGAATTTTGGCAATACAAAATTACTGGATTTAGTTAATAAAAAAATAGTTGTTATTGTTGACAAATCAAATAATGCTTTCATGGACACTGAAGATTTTTATGAATATGTCAACATGACGAGTAATTCTATATTTATGCGTGCTCTCCACTATTATGACGTTAAAAATACACCGGATTTAGTAGAATTGCAGGAATATAACAAGCAAAATATGAGCATTTCAATGCCGGACATTGGTGAGAATCCGCCAAACCCAAGCGCCATTGTTTGCAGAGAAACTGGTTGCCAGATGATTGCGATGATGTATCAGAAGAATGATATTAATTTACAGGAGAATAATGCGTTCTTTGATAAATGTGGATATGCATTCTGTTTGAAACCTGAGAAGTTAAGATATATTCCAGTTTATGTTCCAGAACCTCCTCCACAAAATCCTGCACTTTCATTTGCAACGCGCGATGTTAAGAGTGATTATTACGCGTTTAATATCTAATCAACCTTTGAGAAAGGTTGAGCCAAATCAAAATAAAATAAAACAAAAAAACAAAATTATTGTGTTATGAAAAATAAAATAATACAATAATATAATATGCCCAAGACAAGAAAGAATGGACAAAAAACAAAAAATTTAACAATTTGTAAAAGTCGGTATGCGTTGTGCACGTCTGCTCCTTGCAAAACAATAAAGAATAAGCCTGGTAAAACCAGTTGCAAATGCACTGTAGAAAACGGTTACAACTTTGCGACAAAATCTTGCAATAGATTAAAGTGTCACAAAATGAAGAACGGTACGCGTCGTATTTACTCTACCTTTTCCATTAATGAGATGAATGACGGAAAAAGAATCACAGAATGCCCTAAGAAATACGAGTGGTCTGATTGCTTAAACCATAAATGCGTAGTTGATCCCAAGAATTCCAAAAAGGCAATTTGTGAGTGTACGTTAAGAAAATCCAATAAGAATTGGTTTACCATGGGTGCAAACAATCATAAAAAATTCTGCGGTAAAAGCAAATGGTCTGGAGCTCATAAAGCAGATTTTTACGCCACACGAAAATTCTGGAATGGTTATTTTGATAAGAAGACACATAAAGATGGTAAAATGATTGGAAATCCTAAGAATATTATAAATAAATTGCATTAAACAATTACTAACAGTTTTCTTTTTTCTTTTAATAATATAAGACGATTAAATGAAAAATATATGCGATAAATCAATGAGCTTCCAGGAATGTGAATTAGCGATATTAAGAAGTGCGGTAGATAAAGCCGAAGAGCGTTCTGGAAGAGCTGTAGCCAATTCAGGAGAAGTAAAGAAGATAATTGGAATTGTAGAGAACTTTATCCGCAGAAAAAAAGTGATATGCTATGGAGGAACTGCGATTAATAATATTTTGCCAAAACAAGACCAATTTTACAATACAGAAGTGGAAATACCAGACTATGATTTTTTCTCTTTTAATGCGTTAAATGATAGCAAGGAATTAACGGATGATTACGTGAAAGCCGGATTTTTAGAAGTAGAAGCAAAGTCAGGACAACACAAGGGAACATATAAGGTGTTTGTGAATTTTATACCAGTTGCGGACATTACATTTTTGCATAAGGAAATTTACAAGGCGGTAAAACAAGAAGCAATAAAAATAGACGGCATTTTATACGCTCCTCCGAATTACTTGAGAATGTCCATGTATTTAGAACTTTCAAGACCGGCCGGCGATGTTTCAAGATGGGAAAAAGTGTTAAAGCGTTTAACGCTTCTCAATAACAACTATCCTTTAAAATCCGCGCATTGTGATGACATAGAGCCTTTTCAGAGAGAAATGATAAACAAAGAAGATGAAGACAAGATATTTGAAATAACTAGAAATTCATTTATTAACCAAGGGGTGGTGTTTTTTGGTGGATATGCAGTAAGCCTCTACTTGCATTATATGCCAAAGCAATTGCATAAAAAGTTAGAAAAAATTCCTGATTTTGACGTTTTATCGGAAGACCCTAAGAAGACAGCAGAAATTTTGAAAGAGCGTTTGAAGGACGCAGGATATAAGGCCAAAATTGTGAAACAAAAAGAAATAGGAGAGATAGTTGCACCACACTATCAAGTTTTAATAGGTGCGGATACAATTGCGTTTATTTATAAGCCAATTGCTTGCCATAGTTATAATATTATTACGGTTGACAAACAGCCTGTGAAAATAGCAACAGTTGATACAATGTTGAGTTTTTACTTGGCATTTTTATATTCTGATCGCAATTATTATGATACCGAGAGAATAGTATGTATGGCGCAATTTCTGTTTGAAGTGCAGCAGAAAAATAGATTACAACAGAAGGGTCTTCTAAGACGATTCAGTATAAGCTGTTATGGGCATCAAGAAACAGTGGAAGAGATGAGAGCCGAAAAGGCTGAAAAGTTTAAAGAGCTGAAAGAACACAGCAAAAAGCAAGACAAAGAATACGAAGAATGGTTTTTGAGATATAGACCAGCGGACATGCTTTCTCAAAAAGAAAAAAAGAAGGAAGAGAGAAAAACAAAATCAAAAACAGCAAACAAGAGAACAAAGAAAAATAAAACTGTAAAACGAGGCCGAGGTGGATTGTTTTTTTAAAAGCAGAAATAATCAATAAAAACTATATATAATTCCTTTATTATTTTTGATAATATTTTAAAAATAATATGCTCATAAAGCTCATTAGGTATGTATTTTTTTAAATGGAATGCCGCAAAAACTGAATAAAAAATGACACATTCAACGATCCATTTTAAAATGCGATTGTGAAATGTCTGATATAAAGACCATTGGTTTACGTAGCTGCACATTTGCGTGCTATTCTGTTTAACATAAAACAGATGGATGTCCAGAAGACCTGCAAGTATGCGGTGAAAATTGTTTTTTTCATTTTTAACGGACAACATATAATGAATTTTGTCAGAGCCAAACAAGTCCAGATAAAGTGTTTTTCTATTAGTTTCAAACGGAAAAATATATGGGTTGACTCCGTCACAATAACGGTTTTTATAAACCATATTTCCATCAGCAATAAAAGGAACAAAACAAGACTTGTAAATAGTGTCAATTAATTCATCCGTGCTTTTGTACTTGCTTTTAATAATTTTCTTTCCTTTTTTAATGTCATAATATGTAATATACAAGACGTTATTTAATTTTAATTTTGCAGACGTTGAATTAATGCGAACTTTTATTTTATCCAAACAAGATTTGAACGCGTGAAAGTGGCGAGTTTCTTTAAATTGCTTTAGAACTATATTATATAATTCAGGCATCAAATCCAGTGCGTCTATTTTGTATAGGACAGCGCAAACCGATCCAATACTGCAACTGGAAATTTTATTTATGGTTAAATAGTTTTGTTTTTCCATTTCTCTCAAGAAGTAGAGGGCGCCGATTAGGTAACTGCCGTTAAATATTCCTCCGTCCAGAATGAGATTAATGTTTTCTGGCTCCTTTCTCTTGGGCAAATTTGCCATTAAATTTTGAACGTAGTTTTCAATGATATGCATAGTAATTGTTATAAAAGTTCTATAACAATTATTGTAATTTATAACGAGATCCAAGTATAACAAGTCCTAAAATTTCTCATTCTTCATTAATCTTCCAATAAATGCACCAGGATCATCCTTATTCATTACATAGCAGTTAATAATTTCAGCCGGAGAATAAAAATACTCAGAAATCTTCTTTAATTTTCTCTCATCAATGTGTTCTGAATAGTATCTTTCATACATTTGTCTTATTATATCGCGCGACGCGTTGTCCAATTTAAGTGTTATGTCAATGCGCCCAGGTCTTATTAATGCCGGATCTAACTTGTCATAATGATTGCTACTAATTCCTAGAATTCGGCCTGGCGTCTCTTTAAGACCATCCCACAGATTCAGAATATCGTCCAATGTAATAGGATCATCTTCAAGCGGTTTTGTTACCGTGCTTAAAAGCTTATTTTGCTCTTCATTTGCTTCAACAAAGGTTTGAATTACATCTGCGACGTTTACTGAAGATGTCGGAGATAACGATGTCAAATTCAACTTTTTCCCAATACTAGTTCCAGATTTATCCTTAGCATCTTCTCTCTTCCATACAATTTCTCCAAGACAATCTATGTCCTCAATAATGATAATCTTTTTATCAAATCCCACACTATGAACCTTGTTACTAGAGTTATATCTGTCCTCAAAAAAGAAATCATCCAATTGACGCTTGGTTTTAATAAGTTTCAATGAGAGAATAACTATGTGACGTCCTGTCATGTTTGCAAGACATTTGAAAAAAGATGTTTTGCCTGTTCCTGGAGGTCCATGTAATCCGATTCCGAGAGAATAAGGTATACCCATTTCGTAATACCAGTCTTTGTTGTCAAGAAAGAATTGAATTTTGCTTAAAACTTCTTTTTGATTTTCAAAGAACATATTTTTAAATGTTCGCGTGCTATCAAAAGGATATTCACTCCAGCATTCATATTTGTAATCCTCATACTTAGTTTTAATTAGAGTGTAAATAAATTTTTGACTATTGCGACTTTCTTCAATGGCTTTTATATATTTATCTTTCAATTTGTTAACATAATTCTTAATGCCACTTGTATTTGTTTCATATGAATAAAGCGTCAACGTGATTTTATCCGTTTTAGTTGTTTGCTTTTCTTTTTCGCTTCCACCGGAATCTTCAGTGTAAAAATCTGCAATAGCATATATTTTGAGGTCGGCTTTATATAAAAATGGTTTTTTTTGAGATACTATATACATATCATCGTCATCATTATTATCATTCTTGTCGCGAAATTTATCCATTGTTGTATAGAGCTCTTTTAATTCGTGAATCGTTTTATTGTCGTCCATGGTTCCCAAAATGTCGGCCCACAATGCCTTAAATGCGTCTGTAAAACAAGACGATACTACTGGATAAAGATTATAAGTGCCAACACTAGAACACCGTTTGCCTTCATATGTTATTGAATATTTTTTATAAAACAAGCTTTTGATTGTGTCGCGAATATCTATATTCCATGACTTATTAAATGAATTATTTTCGTATAATATTTTTACGAGGTAACTTATTGCAACAAATCCTAGAGTTGAAAAAATTGCGTCAATAAGGTGATTCCCAGTTTTCATACGTTGAAAGAGAGAAATTTTTATGGAATCGTTAAATGTGGTTTGTAGTATGTCGGTTAAATCAAACCCTGGTGGCATGAATATATTAAATAGCAAAATGCGTTTAATATATTTAAAATAGTTTATTTTTGGTTATGATTATTTTTGGTTATGAAGTATAAAATACTCGCTTCAATTTATATTCTCTCATGCATTTGCTCAAAAAGCATTGACACTTTGCACAAGGTTTGGAATTCACGTAATTCCCATCATTCTGTCCTCTGCCAAATTTCATAATATACATATCTGCATCTTTCATCTTATTATAATTTCCGAGAGATTTTACCACGTTCTCTTCTGCATGCAAATTTCTATCTGTGTGCAAATAAGTGTTATAATAACTTCTGCTTGTTTCTTGCCGATAACCAATGCGATTCACCGCACTGGCTATAATTTTTCCTCTTAAAACAATCACAGCAACATGCGCAATCACGTTGGCTAGTCTGAATCGTTCAAAACGTTTATCATATTTAATTTCTTCTAATACTTTTATAATGTCTGAATTTGGCATTTTAAATGCACGGTTATTATTATATCGCGTTCTATTTTTATATTTGTTTCATTTTAAATTTTTATTTTTAGTGGGAGGAAAAAAATTGATGGAAAAGTTGCCATTGTTTTTAACTCAATATAAGAACAATGATAAAAGCAATTTGCAGTTATATTGCAAAGCGAAGGCTATGCAGAAAAATAAGAAAAAAGAAAATTGATGTTAATAGTCTTTGCGGAGTAAATTTATCGCACACAAATTTATCGCATATAGATATAAGAGGTGCAAAATTAAGCTTCTCTTCTTTGATAAAGGCAAATCTAAAAAATACAATATTGCAAGGGGCTGTGATTAAACACGCTTATTTGCAAGGAGCCAATTTATCTGATTCAAATTTAATATATGTTAATTTTGCAGGAGCAGACTTACGTGGTGCAAATTTATCTAATGCAAAATTATCAAATACTGATTTTACTGGAGCTGACTTGACCAATGCAAATTTAACGGACGCCAAGTTTGATAGAACTACCAATTTTACAGGTGCAAAAATGATAAATGTAATTGTTGACGTTAAAAGATTAAACATTGCTATTACTATAGGAGCCGAAATACAACCTTTGAATATAATTGGTAGAGTATTGCATAGTTTTAGTTTTAAATCGCACAGTTCAAAAAAAATTATGCCCATTGCAGATTAAAACCGGCTGAAATGAGTTGTTACTTTTGACAACACGTAATATAAAAGACCAAATAATGCACTTGTGAAACAAAACCCATATAAATTGACATTTCCATCCTTTGAAAACAATACAGGGAAAAACTTGTATAAGTAACGTCTGAAAATTGGCAACTGAAACAGAAAATACAATACCGAAATTAAAAGAGGAATTTGAATTTCTTCGTATAATTGGTCCAAACTATCGCCGTATTGAGCATTGTTCTTATAATTCTGAATAATATCCTCATTGTCTTCATAATCAGTAATATAATCATTGTTGGATTGAGGTGGAATGTAATTGGGTTGAATTTGAGGATCTTGCATCATTGCTTCTGTATTACGAGGAATATCTCTAGACGGTAATTGTGTTGCGCCGCTGGAACTAGCCTGTTGCAATCCACTGACAATTTGATTAATTGTAGTTTGATCTAAAGTAACTCCAGCGCCATTGGAATTCTGAACTGGCATAGAAGACATGTTTTCATTGGCAGATAAACTTATATTTCCTCCTATACTTCCTCCACCAGCTGGGTCGGTTGGTAAATCCATTATACTTGTTGTGTCTGACATATAATTATTATAAGAAGGATTTGATATAATAATTACGCAAAATCCACTTTTAAGAAAAGTGGAGCAAAAATGCAACCTTTTTAAAGGTTGCGCCAAAAGCGTCTGCGGTTTTGCAATACTTTTTTCAAAAGTATTTATTCCATTGCGACGTTTCTCTTCTGTGCGTCGCATTTTGTTGTAACAGGACTAAATTTATAACATTTGTCTTGATGTTTGTAAATCTTGTCTTCTATTTCGTCCATGGGAGGTGCTTTGAATATAATGCAATTTTTTCCCTTGCATACAGTTCTAAAAAACGTTGCCAACCCAAAACCTAATAAAGCGGACATTATATATTTACCGCTTTGAGTGTGAAGAAACCTTGTAAGGTGCATGTATATATTATATTAAATATTTTAAAATTTTGCTAAGTTTGCACTGGAACCGTTTTTATTTGCGAATCGTCGGCTGGGCACTTTACTTCAGTAGCTTGATAAGTAAAACAGTTGTCCGCATTATCCTTATATTGAACTTTTCCAATATTTTCTGGAGTTGGGTATACGTATACAGTTTTTAAATCAGGTCCCCAGATGTAAACAAAAAATAGACCAATTGCTAAACTAATAATGAAAGTTGGAATGTCAATGAATTTTGTAATCATGTTTTATAAATAATGTTTATATTATTTTTTCAGCTTTGATTCAACTTTTTAACAAACGATTTATACCCCAGCAGTCACTATATAGGTTTCCTTTGTATTTGGATTCATTGCAACTAGTTTACCTTTTACAAGTTCAATTTTAAAATTCAATCTACTTGCTTCTGTTGCGGCCATTGTGCCATCTGGTAAAAGTTTTGGGTGAATTGTTATCTTTGGCAATGGTTTATCTTCATCTTCATCTTCGTCAGAATTTTCGTCTTCATCAGAATTTTCGTCGGAGTCAGATTCAATAGGCTGCTGATTCAAGGCAAACCTGGGTTGTGACTTTAATTTTGTGAAATCTGGTTCTTTTTCTTTTTCTTCTTTCTCTCTTATATCCGGAATAGCAGAAGTCATTGCTTTTGCGTTGCGGACTGTTCTCTTTTGAGAGAACTTTTCAAGACCCATCTTCATTGTAACCACTTTTTGACCATGTTCACCAATATCCCATTCAAGGTCTTCAATTGATATGGGTATTTGAATTAAATGAAATGTGTTGTCATCTTCGTTGTATTCAACCCCATTGTAAGAGTATGTCTTCTTTAAAATATCATTTACTCTTGGTTGCATTGTTGTCACATACAATTCAACCGCATCAACTATAAATTGTGTATTTTGCGTTGAGTTATACTGTTGTATCATTGCATTAAAGTTGTCTAAATTGTTGTAAAATTCCAGTTTAATATTTTTGAGCTCTTCCTTTTTCTCTGCATTATCCGCTATATTTAGGTAATGTTCTAAAGTAAATTCGTGTATTTTGGTTGCATCGGCAACTTCTTCTTTTATGCTATCAAATTTTGCCACAGCTTGTTGAGCATTTATGTAACCAAATAACAAATTGTTTTTGTCTATGATAATTTCGTTATTATAACTCTTTATCTTTTCTTCATCTTGACGAATGTCATCAGTAATATTATATGTTACACCCAAATTGATTTTAATGTCTAACGGACATGGCGTTTTTCTATCACCGCACAAAGCAACGTATTGTCTCTCACCATTATTGGTTTTAGTAGAAAAAATAGATCCGACTGGCCTCTTACAATTAATGCACTTGGGTTTTATTTTAGCATATTCATTTCTTTTCTCTCGCCAACTCAAACCAGGAAGCTTAGAAATTTGAGTTTTATCCTTTTTAATATTGGCTTCATATGCGGCCTTAAGCTTGAAATATGTGTTTAAACCGTCTATAAACTTTTTCTTTTCTTCCATTTTTTCTTCATTTTTGTCGCTCATCATTCTATAGATTATATTTATATTTTTAAATATTTATTTTTATTAGAAATAATATCGTATTCGGTTTCCCAATGAGGAAGACCAGTGATTAATTCTTGATGCGCTCGCTGTTTAGATTCTTGAAAGTTTTGTATCTTTGATAAAATATACTGTTGTTTTTGTCTATTCTTCATTTCTTTTTCAACAGGAGTCAATTTACCTTTGTATTTGAAAAACAATATTGCTCCTAAAATGACAAGAAATCCGATTCCTAATGATATATTTATCAATAGATTGTTGTATGTATTTTTAAAAATTCTACATTGCTTTAGTGTTTCGCTTAAAAAGTATTTAACTCCAGGTTCTATCAAAGCAGGTTTAGTAAAATTGTCAAAGTTCATTATTTATTCCTTATAATTTACTTTTATAAAATCAAAATAAATTATACACAATATCTATATGGATAGTTCTTATCTCTCATTATTGATATTTATTGCAATAACACTTTTATATTATCTCGTTTTCAAACCAAAATTAAATGCATCTGCATTTGACGATGTGAGTGGTCAAGAATATGCTGCATATAGCAGCAAAAATAATGTGTTTTTGACTTGTTATTTTTTATTAATAGTTGTTACTCAAATAATAATGAACTCAAGTGTTCTTGTGAACACGTGCGGCGGAAGCGTGACCCAAAACATCGGTGCTGCATTTTTATTAACCATTATACCATGGTTCTTTATTTTTGGAATTGTTATTGTGGCATTAATGATATTTCCTGGTTTTAAATCAGCATTTTCAAATGTAATTGGATATTTTGCTGTGGCTGGAACGGCAAATAACATTTTAACTGAATTATTAGTAAATACAGATTTAAATCAAACTATAGACGATTCTACTGAAGGAAATGCTGAGAAAAACAAGAGCTTAAAAGGAGCGGCAGAGGCAATCATAAAGTTGTGTGGAAATATGTCTATATTAATTAATCAAATTGTTCCCAGCAACTTTGTTGAATACTGGTCAATGCTTGTTCCGTTAATGAAAGATCAATATCAGGCAGGAGCCCCTGAGCTTAAACAGCAGTTATTAGACACCGTTGTTATGAGAGATAATATTGGCGAAGCAATGTGGTATATTTACACCGCAATATTATTGATATCTATTACGCAATACAACATAATGAAACGTGGATGCACTGGTGATTTGGCAACAATGCAAGCAAGTCATGACAAATACTTGGAACAAGAAGCCGCGGTTAAAGCCAAAACAGAAAAGGCCGAATCAACTGTATACACAATGTAACAACCTTTCGCAAGTTTATGAGAAAGGTGGTTTAAAATAATGTTTGTCTTGACAAGTAATACAATACAAACAAGTAAGAAAGAATTCCTAAAACAATGGCTAAAAGCCAAATAGGAAGGATTGTTTTGTTGCGATAACCAATGCCAAACTCACGAATACTGCCATCATCTCTATATAAGAAACTGGGTTTGCCAATTTGAATTGTAATGAATATGACTAAAAATAGTAAAACACTAACAAGAGTAGGATTTTTTGCAATATAGGAACGATACATTAATATATAATAATATATAATTTGTATATTATTATTCTTCTAAATTTAAAATTACAAGTTATTAATCGCGTTCCTCCCAATCATCTTGGCCTTGTTCGGCTCCAAAATAGTCTTCACCTGCGTCATCTCCATTGAACCAACCAATATCATTTTCTTCTCTCTCAATATCAGCAACTGCATCTGCATTTTCTATATAATCTTCTAAATATTGATCCATGTTTTCATCAACAACATCTTTATTTTTTCGCAAGGACTTTTCAATGTCGGCAATCTTTTCCATGGATTCTCTCTCTTCATCATAAGTCTCCTTCACATATGTAGTTAGACCTTTTTGAAGACCCTTGCTCCATGCCCCCAATTTATTAATCTTTAAAATGGTGTCAGCGTCACGCTCTTCGTCGGTCATCGCCTTCAATCTATCTGTGAATGTGTCTTTCTCTCTTTCTTTGGATTTAAAAACTACTTCCATGACCTTATCGTAGCTTAGATCTACGATGTCCTTGTGGTTAGACATGATTGTTAAAAATGCCGCCAACATTTTGGCGGTTCTTGTGCGCATATCTTTGATATTTCCGAGTAAAACTGTTGCAACCGGTTTGGCCGACAAATGAAGCGCTGTTTCCTCCAAGTCTTCAACTGTAAATGACTCGGTCCCATCTTCGCCCATTTTTCTCACCAACATGTTCTGATCTTCTGATAATTTCTTGAATTCAAGCAACACTTGCAAAAAGTAGTTCTCAAAAAGCATGTCGCAGGTTCTCTTGTCAAACACCGAATAAGTTTTTGAACCCTTGTAATAGATGTCGCTCATATAAGGTGTGCTTAAAACGAGTTGTAATAAATTCTTGGTTGTATTGGGAATGGTTGTAAGAATCTTTGATAAAACCTTGTCTCCATAAAATGGTCTCAAACTTTTGTAGTATTCGTTTATAATGGAGCGAATGTCGTTTGTATGATTCTTGGACAATCCCCAATAACTGGGTATCTGAATAGAATTCTGGTAATCAACCTTGTTTTTGATAATGTCAGGGAATACATCTAAAATTTTATGAATATAATTTTTAACGAATTCAATAGAATTATATGTGGCTTCATCAGAAATTGAATTCTTCATGGCTTCTTTGGAACTTGATCCCCAGTCCATTAATGTGTTAAGATATATTTTTATGTCGTTGTTAACTTTCTTTGTTAATCCAGCATTTTTGCCAATGAAATCAATAACCTCTGTTTTCATTTCCTTGTTCACACGACCCAAATAATTTTTTAATTTTCTCATTTCTTCAGTGTCCTCATTTACTGCAATGTCAAATGTATCAAGAGCTTCTTCCAAATTTTGTATTAATGCCGCAGGAACAACTGTTTCATCGTCTTTTGTTATTTCCTCTATAATATTACGAAGCTGTTGAACTTGAGTAATTACAGGTGTGTCCACGTTTATATTCACAATATTCTTTCTGTTAACATACTGCAGCAAACGCAAGAGAGAAGTGTTATTATAGTTCTTGCCTTCTTGTTTCAATTTTCTAATTTTTTCGCTAATAGAATCAATATTTGAAAAATGTTCAGGTTTTCCGCCACAAATTGCGTCTAACTCCGGACTAATTGGCACAATAGAATTAAATTTGCAAAAGACAATAAATGCTCGGTAAATTGTGTCGTCATTGTATTGATCGCTCAAAGGAGCGTATACATTCTTAGAGTTCTCCCTGCAAAAGAACATAGGAGCCTTTGCAATCGCGTTAACATCTTCAATAATATTGGATAAATCGCGAATGATGTTATTATAAACAATAATTTCTGGTTCCTCCTCTGCAAAATATTTAATTGTGCTCATATTTCCCTTTTCGCTGCAACAGGCGTTTTCCAAGAAAGGTTCATTGGCCGAATTTTTGAGAAGCATACTACGTTTTGTCACCACTTTTTGAATCTGTTCCTGGATTGCAAGAGAGAAAAAAATAATCTTTGACTTTATAACCAGTATTTTCTCTCTTTGACACGTTGCCCCATTCTTGAAATCATGCAAACATTGCTTTTTAAACTCTTCTGATATGTTTGTAATAGGTCTTAACTTGAATGGAACTAATGGTGGCAAAAACTGAATCCATTTTCCCAGTTCGTGATCCGTTGGAATATTTGACTCGTCTGGATTTGCCAACATGTATTCCAATTTATCTTTGCATTTTTGCATGACGTCCACATTTGAAAGATAATAATTGTCTACGAAAGCTTTAATTTTATCCGCAACAGTTGTTTCTTTAAGTCCCATTAATGCAGACCATGGTTGAGCCGTTGCATTTCGTATTTTATAAGCAATGCATGACAAATATTTCAAACTAGACAAATCACCGGACCCTTCAAAAGGGTATCCAGTAAAAGATCTCACGCAACCTGGGAAAGTTTTTCGTGTTTTAATAGATGGAATAGATGTTTGAACGCCAAATAAAAAAGCGCCAAGAGTCAAATATAAGATAGTGCTGTTATAAATGGCGATATAAGAAGGCAACTTTTTACCCTTTTTGGCCTCGGCTTCTACACGCTTTTTATGATCTTCTTCAGAAATAAGAGCGCCTGCAGAAATGGTGTCAGCTGCAATTTTAATCATAAAATCCTTTTGGTCATCAATATTAATTCCCATATTTTCAGCCAATGCGGAAATAACGTTGGACATCATTTTTGTTTCAGGTGTGGTGTATTTCTTTATGACAGGCTTTAAAGATGAGTTCAACAGCGCATCACCAGCATCTTGCTCCATAACCTCGCGTGTTTTTACTTTATAACCTTGTTCGTAACCTTCATCAACTTCCAAATCTCTCGCGCATATTACATAACCACTGTGTTCATCAACCCAAGAATCTCCATCGTCACTTAATTTGCCGCTTTGTTTAATAATTTCATCCATTCTTCTAAGATAATTATCATTGTCCTCAATCCAACATGCAGCCAATGAATATAAAAATGTGGGTAATAATTTAACGTTGGTTTTAAGACAATATCTCCAGTATCTTCCATGTTCGTCAGAATCAGATTCAGTGTCATTTGCTTCTCTCGTAAAGCGAACAGCAAACTTGACAATGTCTTGTTGTCTCTTACACATGTTAGATTGTCCTAATATTAAGTCTCTCAATTTGCTGTAAGGTGAAATTAAAATATCTTTATCAAAGTCGCCGGCTTCAGCGCCAATTTTGTATTGCTGTGCATTGTATTTATAAGTATTGGTGTGATGTATTTGATGCAATTTGTCTATAATACTCAAGTTATAGTCTAAATTTTTGGTTAACAATTCTTTTAATTTATCCTTTGACAATTCATACTTTTTATCAAATTGACCGACAATTTCTTTTAAAGCATTCTCAGTAATGTGTTTTTTATTTAAATCTTGTGTTTCGCAAAGCGCCTTATATTTTTTATCAACTTCAATGCAATCTTTTTGAAATTCGCACAATAAGTTCTGATTAGACGTTACGATTTTCTCATCAATTGTTTTATCTGTAGCCCATCTGTTGTTGCTGCGTTTAAAGTAAACAATTTTATCTTCAGCGTTGTCATAGACCATTGCAAAATCTCCGTCAACAACTCGTTTCATACCATTAATTAAAGTTTCGGCAAGACGAGGTGCATCTTTGGTGGAAATCTTGTTTTTGCTAATCAACTTTTGCACTAAGAACTCATAAAATTCTTCAGGAGCCATAGCAATTTGTTCTTTTTGATAATCATCCAACATTCCATACATTGTGTCGTCAAACTTCTTATCAAAATAAGTAATCTTATCATTGTCCGCTGACACCTCTTCTAGAGTTTTATACTGCTTGGCAATTACAATGTTCAAGCATTTGTTGTCCTTTTCTGCGTTTTTAATCTCTTCGTCTAATTCATCCTTGTCCTTTTCAATATTATCAATAATAGAACCAATATTTTCTGGTAACATGGTGCCGATGCTAGCAAGAGCCATCGCATTATCAAAAACATTAGAAAAATCCATCGTTTTCATTCTCCAAAGAAGTTCCGAACTTGTAAGTTTCAAATCACTTGGATCGTAGTCGTATGAGTCAACAAACACCTCATTATTTACCTTTCTATCAGAGATTAAAGAGAGAATATAATTAGCTGATGGGCGATAACCTGTGTTTGCCACACGCTTTTTTAATAAAGAAAAACCTTTTTCATTATCTTTAAACTTCCTGTTATAATCTGAAATTTTATCCTGTAAGAACGACTCAATGTCCTTGTATTGCATAAACGTTAAATCATCTGTATAAATCAAAAATGGTTCCAAATATCCGACAACGTCATGCAATGACAATTTGCCATTAATGTATTTCTTCATTAGATTGAATAAAACGCGCGTTTTGGGAACTATTTTTTGAAGGAACTCTTTATATATTTCATAATTTGTTAAACCCTCCATTTTTTCATTCTTAACCAACACGTAATTTTTGATGTTGTTCACAAATTTTTTCTCTGAAAATTCAAGGTCTGTTTCAAAATCGTCAACGTTTACTTTATTAACGCGTGCGTCATCATTTAATAATTGCCAATAGTTGATAAAGGTGTTATTCAAGTTGGCTTTATCAAGAATGTTAGTCTCTGGTAAGTTAATGTGGGAGAAACGAATAACTGGTTCCGGAAGTGTTACAATTGACCTAAGTTCTAACAAATCTGGTTGTGTTATATTAACGCGGTGTGAAATCATTTTGCTGTTAGTAATTTGCGTGGCGTCCAATCGGTTGACTCCCAAGTTATAACGTTGAATAACAAATTTTTTGGTTTTAATAATGTCATTCTCTGCAACAGACGAATAGAAATCTCCCAAATTATCAATAATAGCGTTTACATCATTTAAAATGTTTATATCGCTAATAACGTCGTATGTAGATTCGGCGTCCGTTTGTTGAAAAGGCGTTAAATAAGGATTTAGTTCTGATATTAAATTAAAATACTTGTTTTGGTCTGATGGGGTATCATTGGATTTGTATCGGTCAAAAATTATTTTCATCTCATCAATATCTTGATCTATAGTTAATGAGACAATGTCTTGACTTTCACTGGTATCTTCCTTTGAGCTAATATTATAAACTTTTTTGACATTTTTTGCAACAGGAAGAAGCCAAAACAAGAGGTTTTTGAATGTAGTTAAATTTTTAACTAATGGTTTCCATGAAACTGTTTTTATAACTGGGCCAATAACATTGCCGTATTCATCTAGTTCAGAAAACTCGGAACGCAACTGTTTAAATCGTTCAATCATAGTGTGAATGTTATTTAATACAGCTCCAGTTCTTTGAACGTTGGGGATATTTGATAATAACTCATTTAATAAATCGTCTGTTTGAGAATGAATGTTAAAACGCTGTTGGGCCTGTTCAACTTCAACATATTGAGTAATGGCTTCTAATTCTTCACCGATTTTGATTTCATCAGCTCTCACAATAAATTCGCGAACTGTATCTTTGATGTCCTTAACAGGCAAGTTGTAAACTGTGTCGGCATTTTCTCTCTTATCATCTTCGACAAGAGAAACAAATGAATCATCAACAGAGTCATCACTTTCAGGTAGTCCTAAGCTTTCTCTTGCTGCTTTGGTTTCCCTTTCTTTTTCCTTTTCCTTTACAACAATTTGATCAGGTTTCTCTCTTATTTCAATTGTTTCAATGGGTAAATCTAGCGGAATTCCCTTATAGCCAAAGTTAATATACAAAATGTCATTGTCAGGATATGTTTTTATTTCAATCATATCTTCTTCTAGATTAGTGATTTGACCGGTTATTATTACAGGAGTATCTCCACCAAAATAAATATTAATCCATGTATTTGGAAGGAGATCGTTTTGCCTCGCGTATCCAAGTTTATCATTTCGGTCAATCAATGCAATAGATGTTATTGATCCGTCACCAAGCGTTCCATCTTCATTTATCTTAATCTTAATTGCAGTTAAATCATTTACATTAATCAAGTTAATTTGGTTCTTGTCAATATAATCAATAACAAAGGTATTGTTATTTAATATTTGGTTTGAAGGAGCTTGAAGTCTTATAACATCAGATAATTGAAGGTTAACTGTTTGAGACTCAGGAGCTTCTTCTACACTTTGCGATTCTATGGGTGATGACATTATTCCTATATTTATAATAGAAATTTTTATGATAGTGACAACCAAAATGAAAAAGCAAAAAGGGCAAAAAAATAAAAATAGTGGTTTAAAGACATTGCGCAATAAAATGTATTGAATAATGTCTCAATGCATGCGTCAACCAGTATATTGCTTAAATGAAATAGTGGGTTTTTCGGATATGTTACTAAATGAATCGGTTGGAGAAGACCATCAAAACAAGGTGCGTGTTAAAATGGCGGAATATGTTACTAAAAGTAATAACAAGTATAAGGTTATTAGATATGACAAGGAAATGCTGGCCCCTGATATCATTCTAAGCACAGGACTTTTGCGGTCGGTTATTATAAACAACAAAAATAGAGTTGTAAGTTTTGCACCGCCTAAATCCATATCTTATGAGTCATTTGCAAATAAAAATCCTGACAAGTCTGATAGCATTGTTGCAGAGGAATTTGTGGAAGGAACAATGATCAATGTATTTTGGGATGAGACATCTGGATTATCCGGATCTTGGGAAATAGCTACTCGCAACACAGTTGGTGCTGAAGTTAGTTTTTTTAAATGCAAGGAAAAAATGTCAACGTTCAGAGACATGTTTTTAGAGGCCGCAAAAAAAAATAATTTGGAGTTGAATATGTTAAACCCAATGTATTGTTATAGTTTTGTTTTGCAGCATCCTGAAAACCGCATTGTTGTTCCTTTTAAGAGCGCACAATTATATTTGGTGGAAGTTTATGAAATAGTGCAAACTGAAGGTGATGTAGTAAACGTTTTCCCTCTTGATCTAAATATTGTTAAAGCAGTTGGTTATTGGAATACCACAAGCTTAAAGTTTCCTCAGGTTTATGAGTTTACAAAATACGACGATTTAAAGGAGAATTATGCAAGTATGAATACAACTTATGAAGTCCTAGGCGTTGTTATTAAAAATAAAACCACTGGTGAACGATGCAAGATGAGAAATCCAGTTTATGAATATGTCAGACATTTGCGCGGAAATCAGCCGAAGACGCAGTATCAGTATTTGGAGTTGCGAAAGGAAGGAAAAGTCGGTGATTTTTTGAAGTTTTATCCAGAGAACAAGAAGGAGTTTTCTTATTTCAGAGACAGGTTGCACGATTTTACAAATGCATTGTATCAAAATTACATTAGCTGTTATATAAAGAAAGAGAGACCTTTGAAGGAGTTCCCTGACCATTTTAGAACGCACATGTTTCACATACACAAGAGTTATACGGATGAATTGAAGCCAAAGAATGACTATGTTAACAATACAGTTGTAATAAACTATGTTAATGGGTTGCATCCATCTTTGCAAATGTATTCCATGAATTCTTGTCTAAGAAAGCGCAGAGTGGATTTTATCAAGGTTGATTCTACTATGGATTAATTTATCATTCCAAAAAAAGCATAAAGCTTAAAAATATAAAATGAATACTGCGCATGTATTCATTTTATAGAATTTTAAAAACAAAAAAACACTGAAAAAAAAGAACTATTTATAAAAATGCAATAATTTTTAAGGAGGGGTCGTAGGGGAACCTTGGTTCCCTACTGGCTAAAACTTATCCTTAATTGCCTTGTAAACATGAATAGCGTCCGCAATGCACTCCTTCAGATTTTGCTTAATGGCTTGCTTCTCAAGTTCCTCCTTGTAAGCAATGCGAATAATGCTATCAGTGTCGTGAGGATGCATCTTCTTGAAACCGCAAAAGGAAACAGACTTAGTTCCTTCATAGAACTTGGAATACAAGAAATACTCCAACGCCTTTCCAATAGTATAATCCTCGTTCTCAAGAGTAACATCATAACAATTTTTCATAGTAGTTTCCGAAGGTTCAATTCTCAATTCATCAGTGTCAATTGCAGTATCAAGTGCTTCCAACTTATCAACAAGAATGTCGCAGGCTTTGCGAACAATCTCTTGATTAGTGAACACACCAATTGTTTGAATCGCAAAATCAAAACTGTCGCGCTTAACAACTCTTTGTCCATCCAATAGGCGCCAATTAGTTGTCTCAAATACAATTTCCTCTTTTGTCATCCCCTTATCTTTCCACTCTTGGGCCTTCTTTGCAAGAATTTCCTCAATGTGAACATCATCTTGAGTAAATCCATAAGTGCACGTAGACACAGCATTGAACATTCCGTCGTCTTTAGCAGTCGCGATGGAGAACTCGCAAGTAAAATGCAACTTTTCACCTTGGATTTCATCGGAAATTTTAGGACGAAGTCTAGCAAAATCAATGTAATATCCGGTCAATGAGTTGGGTGGAAATATACTCTTTTGATCCTTCTCCTTCAAATACTCATTTGTAGTCAAGTTCTTGATCTTGAAATGTTCCGTTGTCACATACATAATGGTGTCTGTAAGATTTTCTACATTGACCTCCACACTGTAATTTTGTAGCGGCATTTTCAAGTCGGAAATGTGAATTGGAATACAACTTAATCGTTGTTTAAGAATCTCATTGTTTAAGCGAGTTGTATTTGAAATAATAGTGCATTTATTCTCTTCATTAGGAGTAGTTTTGAAAACAACAGTTGGAATATCAGACAAAATTGTCCTGCGAAGTCCATTCGCTAAACTGACATTCACGTCTCTCAACGTAAACAACAAATTATCACCGTCTTCTTGTGGCTTTTCAATGCGTGGGTTCATTCTATATTATACTAAATAAATACTATTTAATATATTTAATCAATTTTTTTAAAAATGAGTTAAAATAATAATCCAATAAGCTTAATATAGATTAATGAGTTCAATTCTTTATTATAGCAATTTTTGTGAACATTCTAAAAAACTTTTACAATCGCTTTCTAAAACACAAGCAAGCAAGGATATTCATTTTATATGCATTGACAAAAGAACCAAGGGTCCGGACAACAAGATTTATTTAGTTTTAGAAAGTGGTCAAAAAATTGTTATGCCGGAAAATGTAACAAAGGTTCCTGCTTTATTGCTTTTGAATAATAATTATCAGGTTCTTTACGGAGATAACATATATAATCATTTAAAACCAGCGCAAGAAGTCATTACTCGCCAAGCAACAAGCAATAATATGGAACCCATGGCGTTTTCTTTAGGAGGAGGTTGTGTTGCATCCGATCAATATAGTTTTTTAGACATGGATTCAGAAGAATTAAACACAAAAGGAAACGGTGGAATGAGGCAAATGCATAATTATGTTCCATTGAATTATAGTGACACAATAAGCACACCAACTGATGAGCACGATTATAAACAAGGTAGAAGTGCAGGTGGACAGGAAATGACGATTGCAAAGTTGCAAGAAATGAGAGATCAAGAAATTGCTGGATTGACTGCAAAGAAATAAATAACTCAAATACAAAAAAAACAGAAAACAAAAATATAAATAATATAAGTTAATAACTTAAAAAAATAATAAAATATAAAATAACGAACCTAATGGCAGCGCAGTCAGCAACATTATTAACCGCCTTTAATGATCATTTTATGGAATTTGTAAGCGATATTATTAACGTTTTTCCGGATGATACTGATTTAGCAACGGCAAAAAATTCATTTATTTTGATTAGAAAGGCGAATCCTAAAATGATTATCAAGATTTGGCAAAAGTTTGTTGTTGAGAAGTATGGTGACGCAATTGATAAGGATGATATTAGTTTTTTTATTAATAAGGACTACTCAACGGATTTATCAAATGCAGAAAATTCAGATAAGATAATGGAGGCCATTAATAGACTGCGAACACCTGTTAAAATGATGACTCCGGAAGACCAGAAAAAGGTTATGAAATATATACAAAATTTAACGAAGCTTTCTAAGTTGTATAATACTATGGCATAAATCAACTTTAAAAAGTTGAGCAAAAATAAATAGATTCTATTTAGTTTGATTTAAAAAAATAAATTTATATCAAACATATAAATAATGTCCGAATCAGAAGAACGCAATATTCCTGAAGAGTTTACTAAGATTGTTAAAGACTTTGTTTCTGATATTCTCATCACATTCCCTGAATATCAGCCAATAATTGACAAATGGTGGAAGCCTCAAGATTTCTCTCAAATGGAGGATGAAGAAGCTCGCAACGAGGCAGTTTGTTTAGACGCGCAACAAAAAATGCAAAGTTTGTTTGATCATTGTGTGCGAGTTTTTCCTGAACGTTTCTTTGATATTTTATATCAAAAGACTGAAATTTTTGACGTAGATTCTCAAGTGAATACCGAATTTTTGCCTGGAATTAGTTTTAAATACTTATGGCAATGCGAGATTACTGACAAGACTCGTGAAACAATTTGGAAGTATTTACAAATGGTTTTGATTTGTATTATTGGAACAGTTAAAGACAAATCAGCTCTTGGAGACACATCAAAGCTATTTGACGCAATCAATGAGGACGATTTTAAGAGTAAATTAGAAGAGACGCTTGGAAATATGCAAAACATTTTTGAGAATATCTCCAAGGAAGAAGGATCTACTGACGGCGAGTCGTCAACTCCGGAATTTAACATGCCTTCAGCGGATGACATTCAAGGTCATTTGCATAGCATGATGGGAGGAAAATTGGGAGACCTTGCGAGAGAAATTGCCGAAGAGACGTCGCAAAACCTTAATATGGACATGGAAGGTGTAACAGACGTTAAAGACATCTTTCAAAAGCTTTTCAGCAACCCAGGAAAATTGATGGGTTTGGTTAAAAACGTTAGCGAAAAGCTTGATTCAAGAATGAAGTCAGGAGATATTAGTCAGAATGAATTAATGACGGAAGCGAGTGAGATGTTGAATAAGATGAAGAATATGCCTGGAATGGGAAACATTCAAGAGATGTTGGGAAAAATGGGAATGGGAGGAATGGGAGGAATGGGTAGAGGAGCAGGAGGAATGGACATGGGCGACTTGGCTGCAATGGCCGGCATGGCTGGATTGGGAAGAAATACAAGAATTAATACAGGTGCAATGCAGCAACAAGCAGATAGACTTGCAAAACAAGACGCTTTTAGAGATAGAATTAAGAAAAAGATGGAAGCCAAAAATCTTGCACAATTAGCAGCAAATGCGCAGCAACCTGTTCAACAAGCTCCAGCAATTACTGACGAAGAATTATTTGCTATGTTTGGCTCCGAAGAAAAGGCCGAGAAAACTCCAAGAGCATCCAAACCAAAAGATGCTGATGGAAAAAAGAAAAAGAAGAAGAGTAAGGCTTAAATATAAATTTAACGTTTGCCGGTAATATTTTTTTTTGCTAAAATGTGACCAAACAACATGTATAATAATACAAATAAAGCAACGAAACCTTCTACAAAGTTTTGAAGCTCGTTCATTTCAATAAAATAAACGTCTTCTCCTATTTGATCAAGCGTTTCAACGTAATTAAAGCGAATTGCTGTTAAAATTCTACCTATGCTAAATAATAATAGCAATATTGCAAAGTAAACATTAATTTCTGGCAGAGATATTATGATTGAAAATAAAAATAAATATAAAACTCCTTTCAACGCTGGACCTAAACCTTTAAAATCTGGTCTACCGTCCTTATCGGAAAAATAACCAGAATAATATTTACGTTTTCGTTGTCCTTGGGTATCAATATAACTATTTTCCTCTGATTTAATATTTGGCAAATTATAGTTTGAATTGTTCATTTTATATACTATACTATATTAATAATATATAAAAATTGATAAACCATGCCACTTATTTCTTGAAAAGTACGTATAAAACTGCAATCAACGCTATAAATCCACCTATTAAATTATCATTCACAGTTGTTTTTAAAAAGTCTTCGTCTTCACCGTGTTCTGATAGCGCATCTATGTAATAAAAACGAAATCCATTTAACATGCTTCCAACAAAATAAATGGACGCCACTAAAACAGTATATTTATAGTTTTTAGATACAGCATAATATAGCGCACATGATAAAAATAGATATTTTGTTATCAATGGAAAAAACCCAAAATGAGGATTACCTCTGGCGCTTGCAAATGGTCCTGTGTAAAATTTTCCTATAGATATTTTGTATTTTTTTAATTTTTCCCAATCTGCGTCTGTTTCGCCTTGAACTTCAGGAACTTTATTTGTTTGGTTTTGTAAACTCATTTATTATATATATTGCAAATAATATATTTCTTTAAAAGCAATATATTATATATAATATGTTTAATCTTATAACTTCTTACTCCAAGTATATGATAATAAATATAATCCAACAAATGCATAAATTCCACCTTCAACCGCTTCTTCAATAACATTCATATCAATAAAAAATTCATCGGTTCCATTTTTTATCATTGTGTTGACATAATAAAAGCGAATAGTGTTAAACACTTTTCCAATCGCTCCAATAAGTAATATGTAACCAGAGTAAAAAATGTTTCTAGATAAAATAATGAATAAAATGTACAAATAAAATATTCCTTTAAAAAGTGGACCCAACCCCTTAAAATCCGGATTTCCGTCTTTATCTGCAAACATTCCAGTATAAACTTTTCTCCTGTCGTCTTTTAAAACATTTTGATTGTTAGACATCTATATATTAGTATTCCAAAAAAATATTACTTTTTCATAAATAAAATATATAATAACGTAATAAAACACGCTATGGCGTTGAATATATTCTGATAAACATTATAGCTTAAGAAATCGGCGTCTGATAATCCTTCGCTAAAAGGATTCACATAATAAAAGCGAATCCCATTAATTATTGATCCGATTGCAAAAAATATAATAAAGTATGTAGCATACTTGTATTTTTGAGTTGACAATAAATATAATCCAAACAATGGAACGATTCCTTCTAAAATGTATCCATAATATCTTATATTTGGATTTCCATAACCGTCGTCAAGAATTCCACGATAAATCTTTCTATTTTCTTTTGTTAGTTTCACTTCAACTGTTTCAGTTGGTTGATAGTAAATGTCATTATTATCAGCAACAGTAGTATTCATTATATATTACCACAACAAATAAAAATTTAATTTTGCTTTCTAAAAAGAATAAAAATAAAAATAAAAATTAAGTAGTTCTATATATATAATGACTTCAACATTTTGGATCAATGAACCGTCAATTATATTTAATAAAGATTACATTCTTCAAGTGTGGCCTTCTTCAAAAATGTCTTATGAAGAGAAATTGAATGCCATTAGCAGACTTGTAATTATAATGACAATTTTAGGATTTATACTAACCATGAATAAAAGTATTTTACTAATTGGAATAGTAACATTAGTTGCAATTTTTGCAATGTATAAAATGCGCAAACAAAAGGTTACAAAGGACATGTTGGATAGCTCCAAGGAAGGATTTAGTGGAATTGATGTAAAAAATCAGCAAGAAACAATTATTAATCCTGACACTTTAAAAAGCTATTTAAAATCAGAATTTATGCCTGTTAATAAGAAGAACCCTTTGGGAAATGTATTGTTAACTGAGATTATGGACAACCCAACTAGAAAACCTGCCCCTCCATCTTTCAACACAGAGGTTTATGAGGATATTAACGTTTCTACTAAAAAAATGGTTCAGACCTTGAATCCTGGTATAAAAAACACCAATAAACAATTATACGGAGATTTAGGAGAACAATTTGAATTTGACCAATCTCAATGGTCCTTTTACTCCACACCTAATACAAAAATTCCAAATGACCAAGGCGCCTTTGCCGATTATTTATATGGTGATATGCCAAGTTGCAGAGATGGAAACGCTTTTGCATGTGTTCAGGATAATATTAGATACAATTTGTATTAACCACCTTTAGAAAAGGCGAGCGAAAGAATGAAGAATAAAAAGTTAATTTATAATACTTTTGTTTAGTAAAAAAAATAAATGTATTATATATAAATGGCATTTGTTACTAACTATACCTTTGATAACATGAGTAGAATTGGAAACGACACTTGTTTCCAAGACCAGGAGACAATTCAAAACATCAGTGCATGCAACTACACATTACAAAACTATTTTGCCAACGATTGCACTATGAAGAAACCCATCGCTTTAGCTACGTCTCAGCCATGTGTTTTTTACAATGGCACCAGCCCAGTTGGTTCCGGTGGTTGTGTTGTTGATGATAGCTCCAAGTTGTTGATTGGCAGCATCCAAACTCATCCTAAGTGCAAGATTGACTTGTTCCAGCGTCCTTTTGCCACAGTTCCATTTTTAGGACGCGGATCAGTTTGCCCCATTTTAGAATCACAAATTCAACAGGGCGAGCTTTTAACTAACAAGCGCAGTGTGAATAAGCTTGCGGAAAAGAGTTACATCAAGCTCCAGAACACGCCTTTAATTCCTAGTGTCCAAGACCGTATCACAAACCCTGCTTATTGTGTTGAAGGTGTTGCATCCGAAGGTTGGATTCGCGGCGGCGTTCCTTCTCGCGAGTTGACGAGAGATCGCGATTACTATGCCGCCCACACAGATAATCAATATGTTTAAAATAAAAACAACATAAACCTCAATTACTTATTATTATATGTATAATTCACAATTTATTTGTACATATAGTTTTTATGACGCCACACTTAGAAATTGTTATCATACCAATGAGAGATATGATTTGGAAGACGTTGAAGAGTTTGAAGATTTGGCGGAGTTAATATATAAAACCGATTTATTAAGAGCGCTACAATTTACAGTAGACGAGGTTGAAAGCGCTGGCAATAATGTATGTTTTAACAACGACAAATTGTTAGAGCTTTATGATATCGTAAAAGTAGATGTTGAATTTATGGAATCTATAGAAAAAAGCAGAGAGAAACACTTGTGTGAAGATTTGGAATCTGGGTTTGTGACTTTATTTTCTTATGATTATTTTTTTTTAACACATAAATGCATTTGCGATATATTAAATGATGGGAAAGTGGTTGGAGATAATATAAACCGGCTTAAAAAAGCATTAGAAGAATAAAGTTGGGATTATTTTTCTATAAAGTGTATATATAAGATGGCATCAACGCGAAACCTTAATACACCTGGAAATTATAATTTAGAGCAAAGACAATTTAAGCATTCTGAGACATACACATTGTATCCCAACTCACAATATGGTGCTGCTTATGATACAAAATTGCCAGGAGATGGTGTTAACCCTGCTCAAATACCGTGGAATCAATTGTCATACAACGCACCTGACATTGAGTCATTTTTATTCGGAATTAACTCAACAAATTTAGTAAAACCTGCAGGACCTTTATATCCTGAATTAAAAACGTTGGAAACTGCTAATTTTTTCAAGAAGGAAGCGGTTTTAATGCCTGAACCTTTAGCGGTAGAGAAAAATCAGAGACCTTTCCCCACTCCAAACTAATGCACTGTAAATTTAGCTAGTTTTTTGTATTAATATTATTTTTAAAATATGTGTCTTTTTTATATGAGTAACATAAATTCAAATAATATTAATAGCACGAATATTACCACAACAAACTTGAACGTGCAAAATATAAATGGTGTTCCAATAGCCAGTATTATTGGAGGTTACTATCCTTGTCCGTCTTGCGATGGAACAGTTTGTGACCCAGATATAGGGTGTGGAACGTGCAATTCTTGCGAACCATTTGTGCCTGATCCATGCGATTGTTATATTGCGCCAAGTGGTGGAGGTGGAATAGGACCCACAGGTTATACAGGACCAACAGGCCCTCAAGGAATTGCAGGAACTGCAACTAATACAGGTGCAACTGGTCCTACAGGTTATACAGGACCAACAGGACCTCAAGGTATTGCCGGAACTGCAACAAATACAGGCGCAACTGGTCCTACAGGTGATACAGGTGCAACTGGTCCTACAGGTTATACAGGACCAACAGGACCTCAAGGTATTGCCGGAACTGCAACAAATACAGGCGCAACTGGTCCTACAGGTCCAACTGGTTATACAGGACCGCAAAGCACTGAAACAGGTCCAACTGGTTTTACCGGACAAGATGGTGCTAAGGGTGATACAGGTCCAACTGGTCATACTGGTTATACAGGACCGCAAAGCACTGAAACAGGTCCAACTGGTTTTACCGGACAAGATGGTGCTAAGGGTGATACAGGTCCAACTGGTTTTACCGGACAAGATGGTGCTAAGGGTGATACAGGTCCAACTGGGTATACTGGTTATACAGGACCTGTTGGTCCGACGCCAACTGGAACTTGCTGGGGAGATTATTTATATTGGGACCCATACGCTTCTCCTGCTCAATGGGTTGTTGGAGACTCAAATATTACGCTTGGGTGCAACGCAGGTCAAACAAATCAAGGCACAAATGCGGTTGCCTTAGGATATTATGCAGGAAATTTAAATCAAGGAACTAATGCGGTAGCTATTGGAAATAGCGCCGGTCAAACAAATCAAGGGACAAACGCTGTTGCGGTGGGCTATGGTGCAGGAAGTGAAAATCAAGGAACAAGTGCGGTCGCCGTGGGATATTTTGCCGGAAACACGTCCCAAGGAACAAATGCTGTTGCAGTTGGAGTTTCAGCAGGTTCTGATTCTCAAAATGGAAATGCAATAGCAATTGGGAATAACGCTGGACAAACAAGTCAACGTACAAGTGCAATTGCAATTGGAACAGATTCAGGTTCATATGCTCAGCAGGATTATTCTATTGCTATTGGTCAAGGTTCTGGTGCAACGTTCCAACGCACAAAATCAGTTGCCATTGGATATAATGCAGGTCAAACTAATCAAAAAGATAATGCGGTTGCAATTGGAAATCAAGCAGGACAAGGAGAACAAGAGGCTGGTGCTGTTGCAATTGGTCAAAATGCTGGGTTTTCATTTCAGGGACTAGTTGCAATTGCAATAGGATCTGCCGCAGGACAAAATACTCAAGGAAACTATTCTATAGCAATCGGAGAGACTGCTGGATCTAACAACCAAGGGCAACAATCAATTGCAATTGGTAGATCTGCTGGAGACCGAACTCAGGGACAAAATGCAATTGCAATCGGATATCAAGCAGGAAGAACAAATCAAAGCGAGGACGCAATTGCCATAGGCCAGGCCAGTGGCTGGGGAACTCAGGGAACATATGCAATTGCAATTGGAAATGGTGCTGGACAGTCAATTCAAGGATCTGCTGCCATTGCTATTGGACATTTTGCAGGACAAACAAACCAAAGACAAGATGCAATTGCTATAGGCGATAATGCCGCATCTAGTGGACAAGGAACAAATGCCATTGCAATTGGAAATAGCGCCGGTCAAACAAATCAAGGGACAAACGCGGTTGCAATTGGTTTAAATGCTGGTCAAGGCACGCAAGGCGCATATTCTATTGCAATTGGTTCAGGTGCAGGTCAAAGTAATCAGGTTAGTGCAGCAATTGCAATTGGGCAAAATGCTGGTCAAACAAATCAAAACGGTGGCGCGATAGCGATTGGCGTTAATTCTGGGCAAAGTTCTCAAGGAGCGCAATCTATTGCAATTGGTGTTTCTGCTGGTAATAGTACTCAACAACAAGGAGCAGTTGCCATTGGAACTAGCGCAGGTCAAAATACTCAAGGAACATTTGCTGTAGCTATTGGACAAAATGCTGGGCAACAATATCAATCATCAGAAGCTATTTCAATTGGTTATCAATTATCTGGACAATCATATCAGAGCTTTCAAGCAGTGTCAATTGGTTCTGCTGCAGGAGCAACTACCCAGGGCACAAATGCTATTGCTATTGGAGCCTTGGCAGGCGCTACAGTGCAAGGTCAAAATGCTGTTGCAATTGGCTTACAGGCCGGCCAAGGAACGCAAAGTAGTGGCGCAATTGCGATTGGATATTTAGCAGGTCAAACAAAACAAGGCTCCGCGGCAATAGCAATCGGACAATCAGCTGGTTCTGGGACGCAAGGAACTAACGCAATTGCAATTGGTTATCAAGCAGGACAGTCAACACAGGGAACTAATGCAATAGCTATCGGAGAACGAGTCGGACAAGCAACGCAAGGACAAAATGCTGTTGCAATTGGAACTTTGGCCGGAAGAACTCTTCAAGGAGTTCAAGCCGTTGCTATTGGAAACCAAGCTGGACAGGGAACGCAAGGCTCAAATGCAGTTGCAATTGGACAAGTTGCAGGAAGAACTTTTCAAGCCCAAAATGCTGTTGCTATTGGAAATAGTGCAGGAGCAGCCACGCAGGGAACAAATGCAGTCGCCATTGGCTCTGGTGCTGGAACAACAAACCAAGGAACTAATGCTGTAGCAGTTGGTGTAAACGCAGGCTCTTCAACACAGGGTCAAAATGCCGTGGCAATAGGAAATGCTGCCGGTCAAACAAATCAAGGAACAGGTGCTATAGCAATAGGTCTAACTGCAGGCCAAGATTCTCAAGGAACAAACGCCATTGCTATAGGACAGCAAGCTGGACAAAGCGCGCAATCATCTAGTGCCATTGCAATTGGTTATCAAGCAGCACTAAATACTCAAGGTACTAATGCCATTGCAATTGGCGTGCTGGCCGGTAAAACTAGCCAAGGCTCCGCTGCTATAGCAATGGGTTTTAATGCGGCTCAATTTACTCAAGGTGTAAATGCTATTGCAATGGGTTCAAGCGCTGCAAGTACATTTCAAGGTTCTGCGGCAATTGCTATTGGACTTTCTGCTGGCGGTTCAACTCAAGGAACAAATGCTATTGCAATTGGAGTTAATGCTGGTCAAACAAATCAAGGACAAAATGCTATGGCAATTGGCAATTCGGCTGGAGGGACAAATCAAAACTCCGCAGCAATTGCTATTGGAATTTCAGCAGGAAGATTAACCCAAGGCACAAATGCTATTGCAATTGGAATAGCTGCTGGTAGAACGTCGCAGGGCTCTGGTGCAATTGCTTTGGGATATCAAGCAGGGTGGGGCGTGCAAGGAACCAATGCTATTGCGATAGGCTCAGATGCTGCAGATTTTAATCAAGGCACAAATGCTATTGCAATTGGCAGTAATGCTGGTCAGAATAATCAAAATCAAGATGCTATTGCTATTGGAAATAGTGCTGGAGTGTCAACCCAAGGTTCTGGATCAGTTGCGATTGGTTTTAATGCAGGTTTAACAAATCAAGGCTCCCAAGCCGTGGCAATTGGTTATCAAGCTGGGGCAGGAACTCAGGGTGGTTATTCAGTAGCAATAGGTGCTCAAGCCGGTCAGACGAATCAAGCCACTCAATCTGTAGCAATTGGGTATCTAGCAGCAACAACGTGGCAAGGAGGAAATGCCGTGGCAATCGGATATCAATCTGGCCAAAGCACTCAAGGAAATCAGGGAGTTGCCATTGGATTTAGTGCCGGAAAGTTCTTTCAGGGTGGAAATTCTGTTGCAATTGGTCAAAATGCTGGGCAAGGAACGCAAGGTCTATCATCAGTTGCAATTGGTAATTCGGCTGGCTCAAATTCTCAAGGAAATAGCTCCGTTGCCATTGGATCAAGCGCAGGAACTGGCACGCAAGGAAATGCTGCGGTGGCAATTGGAAATTTCGCTGGAGCAAACACTCAAGGTGCAAATTCGGTTGCTATTGGAAGTCAAGCAGGACAAAATAGTCAAGGTTCTGCTGGCATAGCAATTGGTTATTTGGCTGGTCAAAACACTCAAGCCACAAATGCAATAGCAATTGGAACAAATGCTGGCGTTTCTACTCAAGGACGTAATGCAATTGCCATTGGAGGAGGAAATACTAGCGGAGCTGGTTTTTCAAATCAAGGAACATCTGCAATCGCTTTTGGCGGCAGCGCAGGCCAAACGAATCAAGGACAATTCGCAATTGCAATTGGACAATCTGCTGGTGCAGGAACTCAAGGAGAAAGCGCAATTGCAATTGGAGGTAGTGCTGGTTCAGCAAGTCAAGGAACAAATTCAATTGCAATAGGAAATTTGGCAGGCCAAATTAATCAAGGAACAAATTCAATTGCAATTGGACTTCAAGCTGGACAAGGCACTCAAGGTATAAGCGCAGTTGCTATTGGTCAAAACGCTGGTTATACTAACCAAGGAACAAATGCGGTTGCAATTGGACTTCAAGCTGGACAAGGCACTCAAGGTATAAGCGCAGTTGCTATTGGTCAAAACGCTGGTTATACTAACCAAGGAACAAATGCTATTGCAATTGGAAAAGATGCTGGTGGCGCAACCCAAGGAACTGATACGGTCGCCATCGGTTTGGGGGCTGGCGGAAGCATTCAAGGTGAAAACTCTATTGCCATCGGTCGTCTAGCAGGTAGTGCCTATCAAGCTGGATTTAATGTTGCAATTGGAAGTGGTGCCGGACAAACCACACAGGGATATCAAGCAATTGCTATTGGTCAATCAGCTGGAAACCGCTCTCAAGGACAACTAGCCGTTGCTATTGGACAATCTTCCGGAACTTCATTTCAAGGCGATCGCGCCATTTCCATTGGTCAAAGTTCTGGATATGAAAATCAGGGGGCAGATTGTATAGCAATTGGCCGAAAAGCTGGAGAAACACGCCAAGAAGTAGGCGCCATTGCAATTGGCTCAAGCGCTGGTGCAATAACGCAAGGCCAAAATGCAGTCGCCATTGGCGTTGGCGCAGGTCAAACAAACCAAAAAAGTGGGGCAATTGCAATTGGTGCGTCGGCTGGAACATATACCCAAGGAATAAATGCTATTGCTATTGGTGTTGGTGCAGGTCAAACAAATCAAAGTTCAAATGCCATTGCAATTGGTTATCAAGCCGGTTTAACAAATCAAGCGGCAAATTCAATCATTTTGAACGCAAATGGGTCTTTCTTAAACGCCGGTACAACTGGTTTTTTTGTAAATCCTATTAGAAATATTTCAACAACAAATGCACTGTATTATGACATCTCCACAAGTGAAATTACATATGGGCTTGGCATTACAGGACCAACTGGTGCAGCTGGTGCAACTGGTGTAACCGGACCCACTGGTCCACAAAGCACAGTCACAGGACCAACCGGTTATACCGGACCTCAAAGCACAGTCACAGGACCCACAGGACCTTGTTGCACTGGACCAACAGGAGCTCAAAGCACAGTAACTGGCCCTACTGGTCCTGGTGGTGGTGGTTCTCAAACCCTTCAACAGGTTCTTACTGCTGGTAATACGGCACAAGACCCTCTCAACATCGTATTAAATGATACACCTAATAATACTTTTTCTATTCTATCAAGTGCTACTCTTGAAATGGATTTTGACGACGGAATTACGCCCAATAATGCGATTTATCAAAGCGACGGCGTGTATCATTTAGGCGATAGTTTTTATTTAAGCACTAATGGTGTTATTGGATTTTCCAGCGACAATCTATTTGCGAACTCTGCTACTCTTGGTTTAACCTCATCCACCGACGGATATAACGCCAATCCTAATCTTACTATAAATGCTACGAGTGCTACTGCAGGGGCGAGTAATGGTGTGCCGTCAGTTCAATATTATAAATCAGGACGAAATGGTGTGGCTACGGATATAATTGGTAGTCAGCAATTCTTCGCCAAGAACTCTACTGGTGTAAAGACCGAGTTTGCTAAAATAGAAGCAACTATTAGGAATGTTGGTGTTGGAATTGATGATGGTTCTATTTCGTTTAGTGGTCTTATTAACGGAATTCAAACAGAGTTTTTTAGAGTGAATGGTGGAGATGGCGAGAATAATATGTTTTTACCTTTGGATATGAACGGACAAAGTATTCAAAGCAGTTCAGGATCTGTTAGGTTACAACCTACTGCATCTCAAGGAGTAAAAATTACTTCTACTACTGGGACAAATCAAGCTACGCAATATATAGAACTCAATCCTTACGATATCAGTGGTTTATATTCAAATAGTATTAATTTAACAGCAACAAATACGAGTGGAACTATAGACTATATAAATAACATTTTAATAACTAATAACCAAGTTACACCTTCTATTACAATTGGTAAGCGAGAAAACAATAGTGTTGGTCCAACTCAAAAAATCAAAAGTATCACTTTAACTTCGCAAAATATAGGTGATAATGAAATATTATCTACAGATCAAATAGATAATTTGTCTCTTTCCATTAAATCCGACAGCGGAGACCTTAAATTAACCACAACTTCTTCAACTGGAACAGGTCAAATTATTATATCACCTAAAACAGGTTCTAGTTTACAGGTAAATAGTCAATTAATACTACCCAATACTGGTGGTACTATTACTAATCCCGGTGGTATTCTAACTTGTGATTTTGGTAGTCTTTCAACCGGTATTTTTTCTCTATCAATAACCGCAAGTATAACTGGTATTAATTTTACAGCCGGCAGGGCGGGAGGTCAATATGTTATATACATCACTGCTGGTAGTAGTCCTCCTTATACAATTGGAACTGGTCTTACTGGAACAGCAAACAGAATTAATTATACTTCTGCTATTAGTGTAGGTGCAAATACGACTGCTTTATTAACTGTTACTTACGATGGAACGAGATATATAATTGCAGGGTCTGCTTACAATTAAAATCTAACTAGAATGTAAATGTTTAGTGCTTTAATGAATGCTCAAAATAGGGGGGGTGCTTCAACAACTCCTCTGACTTCTGCTGTTTTTGAATATTCAAACGACGGTGTTAATTGGTTTGTTATTCCGTCGCCTTTTCCATTAGGAACAAGTGCTACTTACGATGGCAATTCTTATCAATTCAGGGTTTTTTCAGTTTCTCCACCTGGGGCAACTTATACAAGTTCTATTCCTTCACCAATAATAAACTCTGGTTCAACCGTCCAAGTATCGGTGACTGGAACAGGTAGTTATACAGGAACTATTACAAGTGGTGTTTTTTCAATATTACAAAGAACTATTAACGCAACCTCTTCACAGGTTTCTAATCCTGTATCGGCGGATACTTGTGTTAGTTTTCCATTTGGAGAGGTTGCTGGATTTAATATTACACCTTCCAATCTTGTTACAGGCGATGCAGGTGTCACTATATCTATTATTTACGGAACTTCAATATACAACCCTGTATATGGAGGGTATAACTTTTACGCTGGAACTGCTAGTGCTCAGAATATTGGGTATGTAAATAATCAAATTGGAAGTGGTAATAACTTTGTTGTTAATACGAACGCCTCTTTTACGATTTATTGTAATGAGAATGATAATTCAACAGGTAATTATTGGTGGGTAGTTTGTAATCCTAATGAATGGACTGATAATACAGGAGCTATTACTGCTAATCCTGCTTATAACAGCAATTATAGTATAGCAGTAGTAAAATTGAACGATGCAATAACTGAAGCCTTTTTTGATAATACTTGTGTATAAGATATCAATCTAGCATAGTATAAAAATGCTTCCAGAACATACAAGTTCAGGTCAAAATATTCGTAAATTTATAGAAAGAAAAATGGCATATTCAATTTATCTAATTTCACATAAAAATAATTTACCAAACTTCTGCAAGCATAATTGGTTTTATAATTGGTATTATAAATCTTAAAAAGACGGATTCTATATTCATAAAATTATCAAAAAATAATTATATGAATTATACATGTTTCATTAAAGAATATGTTCCCTCAAAAGTTTATTTGCTTGGCTTTCCCAGGTTAGCTTAGATGCCCATTCATAATTTCTTTCAATTACTTTTTCTCTCTTGGACTTGTCTTCCATAAATGAAAATAGTTGTTCAAGAGCCTTGTCCTGCCATTCCGAAGTACTTGCATTGCCTTCTATACAAACACCGCGATCACCCACAGTATTTTGCAATGCAGCTAGCCCATTTGTTATTGCCAAAGTTTTTG